TTAGAAGTGAAGTTTTTCAACCCCACACTCCAGTCACGAGTTTATACGTGGCAGAAAGGTTTGGAGGCTAGGGCCCCCAAGGTCCTAGGTCTTCATACCCGCGGGGGACAAAGACTGTTCTCTTCTTCCAAACAACGCGGTCGCGTACTGTAAAGCCATGAGAGCCGAGGCTGGGAAGCTCAGAAAAGCTGAGAGCGAACTGTTCGAGTTCATCTCTCGGCAACTGAACGCCCAGATTCGACCACTCACGACGCAGTAAGTGCGACACGACGGCGGCATCATAGTTCCAATACCCAAACCTTCGAGGTACGGGTACCGAAATGTTGATGTGAACGCCGTCCCATCCATTTTTCCTCACGGCGGCCCACGACGATTCAACGTCGTGCACTACCGTGGAGATTGTGGTGGGTCCTCGTTGTTGGAATCGCTTCGGTAACTGATAGACCAGAGCCTTCCAAACTTTCTTGAGACTCGGAGCACGAAGCTCCGGGGAACCCAAGCGAGTAGAAAGAACGGTAATCTGGTTAACCAGTGTAAGAGTACCTTGATCATCGAGAGGCTCCTTCCAGTAGATCGGAGTGACCGAGACGCCATTGAAGGCATCCTGACCACACGACTCACGGAAGTAGCCTGACGAGAATGACTTCTCAGTATTAACTTTGAAGCCACAAAACTCAAGGACCCTAACGATTGTTTCAAATGACTCTGTAGGGACCACGAGGTCGTCGCCATAAATAGCGACATCCTCGTTTACTGAACTACAAAGGGCCCAAAATAGCAGACTTTCGAGTTCGAAAGTGTAGCCATTACCCATGCTTGACCACTTGTGGTAACTCTTCCATTCGCCATCAAGGCGATACGAAGGGCTTCTCATAGCGGCAAGCACGGTGAGCCACGGTTCCGGCAACAATGCCAGAACTACCTCCTTTGATACAGTGTCGGAAGCGGATGCGAGATCAATAGTCGCATACTTACCAGTATACGACGAATAGGTTGCCAACGCTTGGTTCAGACCCTGGTAGTCTAGGTTCACCCCGAAGTGTTTGAGACGGTTACGAATGTAACGCCCCATTCCCTTCTGGAAGAAAATATTCCACCTTGGTTCGACGGCGATGGGCCTATCGGTCTTCGCACTCTTAGGAACAAATGTGACCGCGTTACCCCGAGACATCTCTAAATTGAGACGCCCCGTTTCGAGGTTCCCTACGAAAAGCCTTCCTATGGACGTTAGTTCACAGAAAGTGTTCAAGTAGGGGTAAGCCCCGAAGGTAACGCATCCTGGTGTTGACAATTTATTGTATGCGGAAGTCATTCCGCGCTCAGTAGAACCGTCTGCTCCAGGTCCGAAATCACAGAGCTCCGTCCACTTATACAAGTCATCACCGAGAACCTTACCGATTTTTCTTCGAGCAGAGTGAATTACCTGCTCCAAGTCGGGTTGAAGTTTTAGCTTCGACCGACGGTAGGCTCCCCAAGTGACGTTTGTTAAGCGACAAAGCTCCTCGGACTCTACGAACTTATCCTTGGCGACCTGGCGCTTGTCAAAGCTCGTCGGCAGCCACTTAGCTTTACTCAAAAGCTTCGTGGCCTGATGGGCCTTGAAGAAAGCGTCTGGGTCATTGAAATCCAAGGGGTTCAATCGTAGATTAGCGATTTCGTCCCACATCTTGTGCCGAAGCAATATTACTACTGCTAGGGCACGGGGACAATCGAGAGCGCGCAGGATAGCTTCTGCTACCTCAGCGTGACGATTGAGCTCGTGCTCTTTCATAAACTCTCCATTGGATGTGAGTTCGCTTGCTAAAGGCGAACCAAGCGGTTAAAGCGGTGATCCGTAAGGATCACATCAGATCCCTCTTCCTCTCGCATCAGTTTTAATGACGCAAGAAGGATAGGGTTCCTGAAAACCGCCATATGAACCCGATTTGCTGAGAGGAAACCCCTCAAGCATCTCAGGAACTTAGCTCGGAACTCCGAGTTCAAGTCGCTTTTCAACGACCTGAACGAGGAATATAGTCCAAGTAAGTATGGCGACAGCTCGTCAGCATCCACAACATCTAATATGTTGTGGAGAAATTCGAGACAGCCGGCGAAGAAGAAATGACGCCTCCATCGGCGACTACAGTGAATGCATTCAGCAGTCACTAAGAAGCTTTCGGAGACGTCGGAATCAACCTCGCTTACTGAAAAATCGAAAGTCTGACATTCCCCACAATTGGGACAGGTCGTGTTGTCTCGGACAAACATGATAAGTTCCTTTGCGGGAAAACCCGCTCAAATCTAGTGTAACTCAGTTACACGGGATGGACGAAGCTTTCCACAGCAGACGTAACCAGCGCATCGCCGAGAAGGTCGATCAACATCGCCTTCAAGTCTTTGCGATTCTGGAGTGACGCCCTGTTTGGGAAAACCATAACAAAGTCTCCGATACATTCGAAGGCTTTGGTGGCATAGGTCGCCCCATCCAATGTTTCCATGGACGGAAGAACCAATTTGCCGGTTACGCGGATCGTGCCGTTCGCATTTTCCTTGAGGGAAAGCGACGCCACGCCCGCTCCCGCCGGGACTCCCGAATTCGTCGTGTAATCCTTATAGACCGAAAGGTCTGGAGTACTGAACGACAAAGGGAAGGACCGGTTTACCGGAGTGCCCGCGGCATCCGTCAGAGTGAGAGTCGTCATGAAGTTTACCTTCGTGATTAGTTGATGAACCTTGACAAGCAGAATGCCTGACAAGGAGGATCAGCGCGTCTAGTAACTATACGAATCTGCTATGTTACCAGAGAACGCCTGTGACAGGAGGGACAACCCTTCTGCCATATGGGTCGGAGAGAAAGGATCTTTGAAGGTCGGCAAGGGAGGGAGAGGGAACGTATGTAGCACATTTCTGCGCATATAGAACCCTTCTCCGGACCCAGTACCCCCGGACCAGCTGGCAGTGTAACCGCCAGGTCTGGTTCCTTGAGTACGAACTAGCCGAGACCGCCAAGTCTGATGGTGTTTGAAGCAATAGGACCCTTTTACGAAAGAGAGTCCCAGAGCGTAATTCAAACCATTCAGAAACTGACCGACTGGTAGAAACCAATCGACCACGAATGACAGTGGGAGTAACTCCCATGCCAAACCGGCCGGATTGGTGATCCCCAGTTGGGATAGCGAGTGTAACAATCCTGTTCCACTTATGCTATAGTCTATAAATCCCTTTACAGAGACTTTCCTGCCTGAAGCGATGTACTCGATACTGGGGCCCCAGCCTGGATCCGCGTCGATGAAATGGCTCTTGTTAGGGAGCTTGACACCGACGTAATCCTGTGCTCGGACCACATTACCGTCATCACTGTAGGCCTGACGACAGATTTCAACACTGTTATAGACGTCCGAAAGCAGCGGCTTCCACCCATACATGAGTGCAAGATACTGCTCCGGAACCCCACCGACGAGCCGGGTAATTCGCCCGGCGTCGCCTCGGCGTCCAGCACTGTTTGAGCCCCCTAATGCGGCGATAGCGCCCCCGACGTTTCCAGAGCGTAGATTTCTCATACAGCTCCCGATACGTCGAGTGACGTCACCGACCATATTAGCGGCCTGCTGCCGAGTATGAAACACCTCTCCCACGTGAAAGTTGTTGTATTGCAG